ACCGGCAACATAACAACATCGGGTAAAGTTACAGCCACTGGCGAGGTCGAGGGCAAAGGCAAAAAGTTATCAACACATACGCACCAGTTCTCGTACAACGCAGGCGAAACACCATCAACCGCAACAACAGAACAACCGAGTTAAAAATGCAAGGAATGAACGTGCATACAGGTCGCAGCATTGCGGACCTGGAACATTTGCGACAAAGCATAACGGACATTTTATCAACACCGATTGGATCACGAATAATGCGGCGAGAATACGGTAGCCGATTATTCAAACGGATTGATGCACCGATAACAGGCGAACTGATAGCAGAGATTTATGCTGATGTCGTGGAGGCATTATTCAATTACGAACCACGATTTGAGGCAACCAATGTGACGGTTGTATCAATGGACAACGGCCACTTGGTATTGGACATCACCGGTAAATATCTGGTTACTGGCGAAGACGTAACACTAAACGGAATTGAAATACAATGAGTACAGCAAACAACACAGACATTGAAAGTTTATTGACACCGAACCATATCGACATGTCGCAATTGCCGGCACCAACGATAATCGAACAGCTGTCGTTTGAAGACATATTTGAAGAATTGCTGGTGGATTTCAAGGCAAAGGATCCGACATACGATGCGTTGGTAGAAAGCGATCCGGTAATCATTGCACTGGAATGTGCAGCATATCGTGAAATGTTGCTCCGCAATAAAATCAACGAGGCAGCAAAAGCATGTATGTTGGCATACGCAACCGGAACGGATTTGGATAACCACGCAGCATTTTATGGCATCACACGTCAAGACGGCGAAAGCGATGAACGTCTGCGTTACAGAACACAATTGGCAGCCGAGGCATTGACGACTGCCGGATCAGAAAAGGCATATCTGTTCCACACACTGTCGGCAGACCAAAGGGTCAAATCAGCAAGTGTGCAATCACCAGATCCAGGCGAAGTGCTGATAACCATAATGTCCACCGAAGATGATGGTGTGGCAAGCCAAGAACTGATAGACACTGTTGAAGATTATTTGAGCAGTGAAGACGTACGACCACTGACGGACCACGTAGAGGTACAGGCAGCCGAAATGGTTGAATACGCAATCACAGCACAGGTGCATTTATTCCTAAGTCCAAGTATGAGCATAACGGAACAAGAATGTCGTGATGCGCTGGACAGATACTTGGCCAAGAACAGCACAATAGGAAACATGATCGCACGATCCGGAATCTTTGATGCACTGCATACCGAGGGTGTGCAGAAAGTAATCCTAACATCACCGGCAGACGATGTAGAAACAACGAAAGAACAAGCACCGAAATGCACAGGTATAAATTTGGAATTTGTGATAACCGATGACTCAGAGTAATAGCCTTTTGCCACCAAACGCAACACAACTGCAAAAAGATTTAGAGGCCGCAACAACATTGCGGCTTTTATCTTTGAATGTAGATGCACTGCGATATTTGAACGATCCGGATAACTGCCTTGAAGAGTTCCTGCCATGGATTGCATGGGCAATGTCGGTAGACATTTGGAACAACGAATGGGAGGCAATAACCAAAAGAAAGGTGGTTCGTGAAAGCCTGCTGGTACATAGGCAGAAAGGAACACTGGGGGCATTAAGACGAACACTGGAATCGTTTCTGTTCGCAAGAATCAGAATAACGGAATGGTTTGAATACAACGGCGAACCATACACGTTTCGTGTGTATGCGGTATATCGTGAGGCCGGAATGTCATTGACCGATGCCGAGCTGATATATGCAGCAATACTGCAGGCCAAGAACCTGCGATCATATTTGGAATTCTTCATGCCTCAGATAGAAACAGAAAACAAAGCACCAAGATACGGTGTGGCATTTGGCCATTTAGAAAAAACAACAATATACCCAAGGGAAGAAAATGTCTGATTACTACGCACTTGTAACAACAACAGGTTTGGCAAAGCTGGCAGCATTACCGGTTGGCGGAACTTTGACACTGACACATATGGCATTCGGGAACAGCACGATAGACCCGACAGAAGATATGACAGCATTGCACAGCGAACAACACAGATGTGCATTGTTGAACGTAGAGGTTGAATCAACCAATCCAAACAATCTGGCAGCAGAGGCAGTTATAGATAGCACTGTTGGCGGATTCTGGATCAGAGAGGTTGGTATCTATGACGAAGATGGCGACCTGTTTGCGGTGGGTAAATATCCGGCAACATACAAACCGGAAACAACCGAGGGAACGGTCAAAGAACTTGGTGTGCGAATGATACTGGCGGTATCAAATGCCGAAGATGTAATCGTCACATACCACAGTGGAATTATGCAGGGGGCAGCGAACCAAGACCTAAGTAACCTAACACCCACAGGACAGCAAAAGTTTGACGTAAAGGCGAACATTGCATCGCCAGAGTTCACTGGTACCCCAAAGGCACCAACGGCCACTGCTGGAACAAATACAACGCAAATAGCGACAACAGAATTCGTAACCGCAGCAGTAGCGGCGGCAATATCTGCATTGGTGGATTCATCACCGGCAGCATTGGACACTTTGAAAGAACTCGCAACGGCTCTTGGTAATGATGCGAACTTTTCAACAACGGTAACGAATGCGCTGGCGAATAAGGCTGCTAAAACCAACGACACGATAACGGTGGCCACAGCAGATCCGACATCGGCATTCAATGTCCGAAATGTAAAAGCAACAGCTACCGATCCTGGCGAACTTTCGTCACTCGCTAACGGTCAGATTTTACTGGTTTATGAATAAGGAAAAGCAATGAGCAAAAACGCACTTATTGGAATAAGTTCATTGGCACGCAAGATCGGCAAACTGTATGTCGGTGTTGGTGGATATGCACACAAAGTAAAGAAAGGATACATCGGTGTTGGTGGTTTAGCACGAGTGTTTTACACAGGCGATCCAGTGCTGATATATGAAAATTCAGTAGCAGGAACATACACACAAGCACTAACAGCAGGCACTTATGAAATCACCCTTATTGGTGGTGGCGGCGGTGCATCCGGACGTAAATGTACAACCAACACAACATACCACTACGCACAGGGTGGTGTCGGCGGAACGATACAGATAACAGCCAGACTAACCGCAGCAGCAACAATAACAATCGTTGTTGGTGGTGGCGGTATAACAAGAACAGGATCGTTTTCAAGTGCATCGGGCGGAACCGTAACTGGTAATGCTGGAACAACAAGTACGGTAACAGGATTCACAAATCTGACTTTGTCGGCAGGCGGTGGAACAGCCGGTAGCACGAAAGCAACATCAACAACCGGATGTACAAGAACGGTTGGTGTGATAGGAACAAATACCGCATCGGGAACAGCTTTAATATCAACATTGATAAATAACCCAAATGCTTGCACTTCCTCACAGGCATCATCAACCGCCGCAGCAAGAACAGGTACAGGACGTGCGAATGACAACTGGCCAGACAACACAGCATGTGGACAGTCTGGCGACTTTAGCTGGCGCAACGGTACAAGCACAATGACAGCTGTGTCCGGCAAACCTGGGTATGTCCGCATACGCAAACTTTAACAACAACCCCAAACAAAAGGAAAAAACAATGAGTGATAGATTCTTACATGGAATTGAAATCGTAGAACTGGATGGCGGCGCACATCCGGTCAGCACTGTTGCATCATCCGTAATCGGATTGGTTGGAACAGCACCAAAAGGTCCAGTGAATAAACCAACTGTGATCACTGGGAATTTGATAGAGGCAATAGATACATTCGGCGATGAAACCGATGGATTCACAATACCGACAGCATTGAAAGGTATCTTGGATCAAACTGGTGCAGTGGTCGTTGTGGTCAATGTTGCCGATCCGGATAACGAAGACCACTTGGACGAAGATGATGAATTAGATCCAACGGCAATCACAGCAACGGACATCATCGGTGGCGTGCAATCAGACGGAACATATACCGGTATCCAATGTTTGTTGGCAGCACAGACAGAATGCAAAGTGCAACCACGTATATTGATCGCCCCAGGATTTACACACGAACCAGGCACAAACAACTCTGCTAATCCGGTTGTGACCGCATTGTTGGAAGTAGCAGACCGTTTGCGTGCGATGGTTGTTGCTGATTGTCCAAATGGCACAAGAGAACAAGCAACAACGTACCAAGCAGCATTTACATCGGCACGTTTGTATTCGGTATATCCATGGGCCAAGGTGCAGAAAGGCGAAAACATTGTCGAAGAACCTTTGTCACCACGTGTCGCAGGCTTGATTGCGAAATCAGATAATGATCGTGGTTTCTGGTGGTCACCATCCAACCAAGAAATCAAAGGCATCATTGGATTGTCAAAGCCGGTGGATTTCACATTGGGCGACAGCCAATGCGTTGCGAATTACTTGAATGAACACAATGTCGCAACAGTTATCCAACAAGACGGATACAGATTGTGGGGTAACCGCACAGCATCATCAGATACAAAATGGCAATTCCTGTCAGTACGCAGAACAGCAGACTTGATAAATGACAGTTTGTTGGCAGCACACCTGTGGGCAATAGATAGGAACATAAACCGCACATACACCGAAGACGTATGTGAAAGTGTGAACAGCTATCTGC